TAGCCAGACCGCAGTGTGTCCTGGATGCTATTGGTGCATACCGTGAGGGCAACGACTGGCTTGGGACTTTCATCAATGAGTGCTGTGAAGTGGACAAGTCTTATCAGGAAAAGTCAGGAGAACTGTACAGACGTTATCGTGAATACTGCAATGAGAACGGAGAATATGTCCGCAGTACAACTGATTTCTATACTGCGCTTGAACAGGCAGGATACAAGCGTAAGAGAACAACGCAGTGTAATGTTATTATGGGACTGTGCATCAAATGTGATTTTCTTGATTAAAGGTTTGTTTTTGACTTCCACTTCATACAATCGACTTCCACTTTTATAGTGGAGAAAACACCGAAATATAGGGAAAGTGGAAGTCATAGGAACTCATATACAGACTTTACGCAGGCGAGAGAAAAAGTAAAAATTTTCTCTATATATAAGGTTTGTATTTGACTTCCTATGACCTCCACTTTTCCGAAAAACAGGGAGAATTTATGCGAGAATCATTTATTGAAGAAAAACTCACAAAGGCAGTCAGAAAGAACGGCGGTGTATGCTGGAAGTTCACTTCACCCGGAACCGCTGGAGTTCCCGACCGCATCATATTGATGCCAAATGGTAGGATTGCTTTTGTGGAAGTTAAAGCACCGGGAGAAAAACCGAGACCTCTGCAGCTGTCAAGACACAGACTTCTGAGGCGGTTAGGCTTTAAGGTTTACGTCCTTGATGCCTTAGAGGACATCGAAAAAATCATATCGGAGGTGAAAGATTATGGAGTTACATGATTATCAGAAATATGCAGTAAAGTTCATTGAAGAACACCCTGTATCAGCGCTTTTGTTGGATATGGGTTTAGGCAAGACGATTACAACTCTTACAGCTATCAACAATCTGATGTTTGATATGTTTGAAGTCAGAAAGGTTCTTATCATCGGTCCATTAAGAGTTGCCCGTGATACATGGCCGGCTGAAATCGAAAAGTGGGAGCATCTGAAACATTTACGATACAGCGTGGCTGTCGGCAATGCGGAAGAACGCATTGCAGCACTTAACACCGATGCAGATATCTACATAATCAATCGTGAAAATGTGGACTGGCTTGTCAGCAACACAAATTTTGACTATGACATGGTTGTTATTGATGAGCTTTCCAGTTTCAAAAACCACCAAAGCAAACGATTCAAGGCTTTGATGAAGGTCAGACCAAAGGTCAAAAGAATCGTGGGATTGACAGGTACTCCTGCCAGTAACGGACTCATGGATTTATTTGCGGAGTTCCGACTGCTTGATATGGGAGAACGCCTCGGCAGATTCATTGGACAGTACAGAAACGAATACTTCAAACCCGATAAGCAGAATGGTTATATTGTGTATTCCTATAAGCCGCTGCCTGATGCAGAAGAAAGAATATACGAGAAAATATCCGACATCACAGTTTCCATGAAAGCAGTTGACCACTTGAAAATGCCGGAACTCATCTCCAACAAATACACCGTGAAGATGTCTGAATCCGAAAAGGAAAAATACAAGGAACTGAAAGACGAGTTAATCCTTGAAGTTCAGGATACCGAAATCACAGCGGCAAATGCAGTAGCGTTAAGCAACAAGCTGTGTCAGATGTCAAATGGTGCAATTTACGATGACAGCGGTGAAATCATTCCGATACATAATCGAAAGCTTGACGCACTTGAAGATATTATCGAATCAGCAAACGGAAAGCCTGTACTTATTGCATACTGGTTCAAGCATGACAGAACAAGAATTGCTGAAAGGCTTAATAAGCTGGGTATCATCTATCAGGAAATCAAATCAGCTGAAAGCATTAAAAACTGGAACAGCGGCAAGTTACAAGTTGCACTTATCCACCCGGCATCAGCAGGACATGGGTTGAATCTGCAATCCGGAGGAAACTTCCTGGTATGGTTCGGACTTACATGGAGTCTGGAACTATACAGTCAGACAAATGCAAGGTTATGGCGACAGGGACAGCAATCCGAAACAGTCGTTATACAGCATATTGTTACAAAAGGAACTGTTGATGAAAGGATTCTGAAAGCACTAAAGGAAAAAGATGAAACGCAATCAGCCTTGATGACAGCAGTTAAGGCAGAACTGGAGGAATAACATGAGTTATATAGAAGCAAAAGAAGATAATATTCCTACAGAAAAGGATTGCAGAGGTTTCACTATCTACTATCCTCCCTGCCATATATGTGAAACTCCTGTGTTTTCGTGGAGCTATGTTCGCAATACCAAGTACACTTGTCCTAATTGTAGAGAGTTGCTTGTGGAAAGACAATTTGATATGAAATTAAATAATGGCTTAAGTAAACAGGAACGCTGTCTGAATAGAGCGATTGATAGAATTTCTAAGCAGACTAATATTAAAAAATATGAATCCGCAATTGCATGGATAAGAAAACATCTTGGAAATTCTTCATGGTTTCAGAGCACTGAAGAGGTAATGGTTGCAATGGAATTAATCCGAAAGGGTGTAAAGGCTCACCATCAGGTTAAGGTTTATAATTACAGTGTAGATTTTGTTCTTCCTGATTTTAAGGTCGCTCTTGAAATTGATGGAAAGCTTTATCATGGAAAAGATAAAGAAAAATACTCTAAAGAAAGAGATATGCTGATTTGTGATAAACTCGGAGAAGGGTGGGAAATTATACACATTGATACAGATAATATCAACAGAAATGTTACAAAACTCATGGTGGCAATAAATGCTGTACTCAGAAGAAGAAAAAAGATTAAGACACTTGTTTGAAATAGGAGGATATGGTATGACTGCAAAAGAATATCTTAAACAGGTTAAGTATATAGAACGTAACATTCGTAAAAAAAGAACTATGGCTCAAAAACTCAGAGAATCACTTTGTGGTAAAAGCGTAAGTTATGAGAACACAGGTGCAACGTTACAACACTCTTGTGATGATGCTTTGGGAGAAACCATTGCAAAGGTGGTAGATTACGAAAGAGAAGCTGATGAGGAAATTGCTCGACTTGTAAATCTACGTATTGAAATAGAAAAAGCTATTCTCAGCATCGAAAATGACAAAGAACAAGAAGTATTAGAAAGAAAATATCTTCTCTTTGAAAATGACACTCAAATAGCAGAGGAAATGGAATGCAGTATACGTTCAGTGTACAATTACCATAATTCCGGACTTAAAAAAATAATCGTTCCTGAAACAGCTTGCAGTAATTTTCTGTAATTTGCAGTAATTTTCAAAAACTTGCAGTCAAAAACACTTGAACGTCTTGACAAAATGTGATATCATATATACTGGAAAAAATAAGATAACGAGCAAGCCATAGCGGAGAAATCTGCTGTGGCTCTTTTTATGTCCTGATGGAGGTTGACAATGCCGAGGAAGTGTAAGCGGCCGTGCAGCCATCCCGGCTGTCCGAACTTAACTGAAGAAAGATACTGTTCTGAACACAAGCCATTGCACCCTGACAGACCATCAGCCGCCAAGCGTGGTTATGGCAGCAAGTGGCAGAGAGTCAGCAAGGCATACCTGCGAAAGCACCCACTGTGCGTAAAGTGTCAGGCACAGGGCAGATACGTTCAGGCGACAGTTGTTGACCATATCATTTCTCACCGTGGTGATAAGAATTTATTCTGGAATGAATCCAACTGGCAGGCACTCTGCAAATCATGCCATGACAGGAAAACCTGGACGGAAGATAACAATCCGGAGTACAAATACTAACCCTGGGGGATAAAAACCTCTAAATGTGAACTTTCTAAAGACCGGCGCCCCCTCTCACGCACAAAAACGGGTATTCAAAGGGTGTATTGACCCTCGCACTTAAAATTAGCGAAAAATACCGATAACATCTATCTTTGCCGACTTTTTCAGTCGGCATTTTTTATACTCATTTTTACGATTTTGTTTGAATTTCTTTGATTTTGGAAAGGCGGTGACATCATGGCGAGAGACGGTACAAACCGAGGCGGTGCAAGACCGGGAGCTGGCAGACCAAGAAAGGCTCTGGCAGAGAAAATTGCCGAGGGTAAAACAGCTGAAGTCATGATGCAGCCGGCTGATACCCCATCAACTGAAACACCACCTGTGCGTGAATTCATGCAGGAATTACAGCGTGACGGAACCAAACTCCTCGCTGATGAGGTATATACCGAAACTTATCAGTGGCTGAAAGAACGTTCATGCGAGAAGATTGTCAGCCGTCAGCTTGTGGAACAATATGCAATGAGCATTTCACGTTGGATACACTGCGAGCAGATTGTCACAAAATATGGATATATTTCCAAGCATCCAACAACTGGAGCTGCAATTGCATCACCCTATGTTGCGATGTCGCAGAACTATATGAAACGGGCAAACCAGATCTGGAATCAGATTTTTCAGATTGTCCGTGAAAACTGCTCAGTAGAATTTCAGGGCAATCCGAATGAAGATATGATGGAAAAGCTACTACGCAGCAGAAAGTGAGGATTTTATGAAAGCAGATAATAATTTCTGGAGAGAACTTAAAAGTAATAAACCCTATCTTACCAAGCAGCAATACCGCACTATCAAGGGACAGGCTGTAAAAGGAAACGTTGATGCTGCACGAAAAGGTATGCTCAGAATAAAGCAAAGGAGGCAGTATCAATGAACACAACTACAGAATTTCAGCTTGTTGATATTAACAAGTTAGTACCCTATGCAAATAACGCCCGTACACATAACAAGGAACAGATTCTGAAACTTCGCTCCTCTCTGCGTGAGTTCGGATTTGTAAATCCTGTTATCATTGATAAGGATTACAACGTACTCGCAGGTCACGGACGCATTATGGCGGCAAAGGAAGAAGGAATCATAGAAGTCCCTTGCGTGTATGCTGACCATTTTACAGAGGCTCAGAAGAAAGCATATATCCTTGCCGACAACAGAATGGCTCTGGACGCAGGCTGGGACGATGAGTTACTTGCTGTTGAAATGGAAGAACTCCAGAACCTCGGCTTTGACCTTGGTCTTACCGGATTTGATGAAAAAGAAATCGCTGACCTTTTTGATACAAACGGCAGCGATGATGTTAAGGACGATGATTTCGACTTGACATCTGCACTTGAAAAGGCTGCATTTGTACAGCGTGGAGATATATGGACTGTCGGCAGGCACAAACTGATGTGCGGTGATACTACATCTGCCGAAGATGTATCTGCCCTTATGGGTGATACGAAAGCAAATCTCATTCTTACGGACCCGCCTTATGGAGTTTCGTTCAAAAGTACAAGCGGACTTACCATTCAAAACGACAGCATGAAAAATGAGGAGTTTTATACATTTCTGCTTTCAGCATTCAAGTGTATGGCTGACCACCTTGAAAAAGGCGGTGCTGCATATGTATTCCATGCTGATACGGAAGGTCTGAATTTCCGCAGAGCCTTTGTAGATGCCGGATTCCACCTTGCAGGTTGCTGTATCTGGGTAAAGGACAGTCTTGTCCTTGGACGTTCTGATTATCAGTGGCAGCATGAACCGGTGCTGTATGGCTTTATGCAGAACGGTAAGCACAATTGGTACTCAGACCGCAAGCAGACAACTATCTGGAATTTCGATAAGCCAAAGCGCAATGCCAATCACCCCACTTCCAAGCCGTTAGACCTTTTGAGTTATCCTATCGGAAACTCCACACAGGCAAATGGCGTGGTAATTGATACATTCGGCGGCAGTGGTTCAACCCTTATGGCTTGTGAGCAGATGAACAGAATCTGCTATACAATGGAACTTGATGAAAAGTATGCGTCTGTTATTCTCAGACGTTATGTTGAGGACACAGGTGATGCTGACGGTGTATATGTTATGCGTAATAGTATGCAGATAGCATACTCTGAACTTGTGAAAGAGGTGGAAAAGCCGAATGAATAAACCACTTACACTCGGCAGCCTTTTTGACGGTTCAGGAACATTTCCAATGATGGCTATGCTCTCAGGCGTTGTGCCTGTCTGGTCTTCTGAAATTGAACCGTTTCCGATTGCTGTAACTACAAAGCGACTGCCATTTGTAAAGCATCTCGGAGATATAAATAAAATCAACGGTGCAGAAATCGAGCCTGTGGATATTATAACCTTTGGCAGTCCGTGTACTGACCTCTCGGTCGCAGGAAAACGTCAAGGATTGAATGCGGAACGTTCAGGACTATTCTTTCAGGCAGTCAGAATTATAAAGGAAATGAGGTGTGCTAGCAATGGAAAATATCCAAGATTCGCAGTGTGGGAAAATGTCGCAGGTGCTTTCTCCTCCAACGGCGGAGAAGATTTCCGATGTGTCCTCGAAGAACTCTGTAAGGTCAAAGACACAAATATTTCTGTCCCTAAACCTGCAAAGTGGGAAAAAGCAGGAGAAATCATGGGAGAAAATTTCTCTCTCGCATACAGAACGGTTGATGCTCAATACTGGGGTGTTCCCCAACGAAGAATGCGTATCTACCTTGTCGCAGATTTTAATGGTGAATGTGCCTCAAAAATACTATTTGAGTCCGAAGGCGTGTCTGGGTATTCTGCGGAGAGCTTCCGAGCGTGGCAAGAGACTTCCCGAAGTTTTGGAGATTGCTTTGAAGAAACAGGCTCAGGGTTAATGTTTGAAAACCATTCGCAGGACACGAGATATACAGGTCCTCTTGATGTAGCACAGACTGTATCCGCAACTTACGGAACAGGCGGAAACAATCAGCCTTTTATAGTGGAGTCCGCAGGATTCTGCACCGAGCATTCGGCAAAGGCTCGTGGTATCGGATACGACAATGAAAAATCACCTACGCTTCGGGCAGGTGTTGTTCCGGCTACTTTGAAAATCCGCTGTGGTGGAGGTTCTGGCGGAAAAGGTGCTTTAATTCAGGAAGATAAATCTGCAACACTGTCCTGCAATAACGACCAAACGCTTTTCGTTCCAAAGGCATACGGTATATGCTCCAAACACAGCAATTCCATGATGTCGGATAATCCCAACAGCGGATTTTATGAAGCAGATACAGCAAGAACCATTGACACCAGCAATCAGTCACCTTGTAAAAATCAGGGCGGTATGGTTGTAATTGAGGGTAACGGCTCACGTCCTTCACATCATGGTAACGGTTATAAGGAATCCCAAACAATGTACACTCTCAATTGCACTGAGAATCATGCAGTTTCCTACGGCATTGGCAGACCTGCCATGAATCAGGGTTACAACGCTCGATTCAGTTTTCAGATTGAGGAAGAAACTTCACCTACACTTGTTGCATCGGGTGCAGGCGGAATTGCTCACCCTGTATACAGTTCCTCAAAAGCATCATTTTTTACCTCCGCTGAAGAAGAAAAAGCAAATACCTTAGTGGCATCGGATTACAAAGACCCGCCGCTTGTAAATGACAGTACTTCTGAAATCGAGTATATCGTAAGAAGACTGACACCACAGGAATGTGCATTGCTCCAGGGTATGCCGACATGGTGGTGTGATGACCTGGGAACGGAAAATCCGACCGATACGCAGATTGACTGGTGGCAGAATGTTTTTGAAAACTACAACAAAGCTATCGGAAAAGAGTGTAAACCCAAGTCACGAAAGCAGATTGAAAAGTGGCTGAAAGACCCATATTCCGACAGTGCTGCATACAAAATGTGGGGTAACGGCATCGCAGCCTGTAACGCATGGTTTGTCCTTGCCGGAATAGCCTGTTATGCACAGAAAACAGAAGAATAATTCTACATATCTCACAGTTGATATATGTGGCTTTCAGAGTTATCATGTGTACTACCAAAACGAAATGGAGGTTTACTCATGATTATTGAATTTGGACTTTCAGGAAATGAAAGAAAGGAACTGGTCAAAACGGTCAGTGAGATTATCGAAGTGCCGGCAGAATACCAGTATATGCCGACCTGTGCATACAAAATAGGCAAGGACTACACAGTCACTAAGGCGGGAAATCTTGAAATCAGCGATTCTGCTGACAGCAAGGAAGTCGAGAATCTGATTGATGAATTGGTCAGCAGAGGCTATAATGTGCCGGAAGTCGAAGAAACTGATGAAGAAAACAGTCTGACTGTAGAGATGCCGCTGAACCTTGTTGATGAGAGAACGCTGAACAGAATCAGACGTATCATTGAAAACAAGGGCGAGCTTTTCAAGGCTGCATTCAAAACAGATAACCTTGAAATAATTGTTGAAGAAGATAAAGTCTGCTTTCCCTGGTTTACAGTCGAGCAGTATGATGATACAAACGCTTACTGCAAATTCATTTCAATGTTATGCGAATTTGCGAAGAATCAAAGCCGTATCAACAACAAGCCTGATACCACAGACAATCCAAAATACACCATGCGATGCTATCTCCTTCGCCTTGGTATGATCGGTGGGGAGTACAAGGCTGTGAGAAAGGTTCTGCTACGAAACCTTTCGGGCAGTTCAGCTTTCAGAAAGGTCGGTGATTCAGATGAAGTTTCCGAATAAGGAATATATTGAACAACTCAGAAAAAAGTATCCTGTGGGAACGAAAATACAGCTGATTTCAATGCGTGATGAAAAGTATCCTGTTCTTCCGGGAACAATCGGTGAAGTGACTCATATTGACGATATGGGTTCAATTCATATGAAATGGCAGAATGGTTCTTCCCTTGCTTTGATCCCCGAAGTGGATTCTTTCAAAGTTGTGGGGGCGGTTTCGTAAAAGAGACCGCTCTTTCATTGTACTGTATATTACCATAAAAAAGCAAGTATATCAAGTGTAATATACACCAGAGATCCGACAAATATACAGCCGTATAGGGTCTGCGGACAAAAAGTTGGACACCAAAATTTGATGAATCCAGGCAGTTTTGCCCGCAGAAATAAAGATTGTATATTATGAATTTTCAACATTC